GCCTGTACCCATAGGCACAATCTTGCCGCTGATTTCTCTGCGTTCTTCGCTGCACTCGATTGAGGCTGCCTCGATATATAGCATTTCCATTAACTTAGTCCTTCGCTTCCGTTTACAGCCAAACCAGTCCAGAACTAACCCGATGCCAGCCAAACGATCCAAAGCCTTACGAGGGGCAACCAAGCCACGCATCCAGTCAATACCAATCAAGGGCAAAACTAAGCTCGATGACGTAAAGCAACTATGCGAAATAATCGGTATGCCCTTATTGCCATGGCAGGAACACGTGCTGAAAGATATGCTGACAGTAGATAGCAAAGGCAACTGGATTCGTAAGACAAACCTGCTACTTATCGCTAGACAGAACGGCAAAACCCACCTAGCGCGTATGCTCATCCTTGCCCACCTCATCAAGTGGGACTCACGCAATGTTCTAATCATGTCCTCTAATCGAAGCATGGCTCTGGACACCTTTAGACAAGTTGCTCAAGTATTGGAGAACAATGACCACCTCAAAGGCTTCGTTAAGCAAATCCGCTACGCCAACGGAACTGAATCTATTGAGATGCTGGATGGAAGAAGGTTGGATGTTGTCGCGGCTACTAGAGACGGCTCTCGCGGAAGAACTGCGGACTTTCTCTTTATTGACGAACTCCGAGAAATCAATGAAGAGGGCTTTCGAGCCGCTATCCCAACAACTAGAGCGCGCCCAAATGCTCAAACGCTGCTTACATCAAATGCAGGAGATGCTTTCTCTGTAGTTCTAAACGGCATGAGAGAAAGAGCGCTAGAGAACCCGCCTAAGACATTCGGATTTTATGAGTACAGCGCACCCCAGTATTGCAAGATCACAGACCGCCAAGGATGGGCTCAAGCAAACCCAGCACTTGGCTATACGATAAGCGAGGAAGCACTTGAAGAAGCTGTTGCGACTAGCCCTATTGAAAACACTAGAACAGAGCTGCTATGCCAATGGATTGATAGCCTCGCTAGTCCATGGCCTCATGGCGTTCTTGAAGAAACGAGCGACTCAACACTCACGATTCCTGTGGGCGGCTATACGATATTTGCATTTGACGTTAGTCCGTCTCGTAGGAATGCGTCTCTGGTTGCTGGCCAGATACTCCCAGATGGTCGCATCGGAGTTGGAATCTTACAAACGTGGGAATCACAAGTAAGCGTTGATGATCTAAAGATTGCAGTCGATATAAAGGCACACGCCGACCTCTACAGACCACGCCAAATCTGCTATGACAAGTACACAGCCCAGTCGATAGCCGACAAGCTCTCCAACGCAGGGCAGATAACTCAAGACATTAGCGGCGCATCCTTCTATCAGGCTTGTGGTGACTTACTCGATGCTCTTGTCAATAAGCGATTGGTTCATGCTGGCCAGACAAACTGGATTCAGCAGATGAATAACTGCGCAGCAAAGGTCAATGATTCGGCTTGGCGTATCGTAAAGCGCAAGAGCGCGGGCGATGTCTCTGGTGCTATTGCAACCGCCATGGTTGTCCACATGCTTTATAAACCACAACAGATAGCGGCTATATACACAGAATAAACTATATGTAGTGTATAATTACACTCCTATGGGCATCTTTTCGCGTAAGCCGCAAATCTTAGAGGCGCAAGCAGCTCCTCAAGTTATGGGTGAGAACCTTCCATCACTTTATAACGCTCTCACCCTTCGCGTGTCTCGCAAGGATGCGATGTCAGTCCCTAGCGTGGCAAGAGCCCGCAACCTAATCTGTGGCACAGTCGCATCTATCCCACTTGAGTATTACAGCAAGAAAACAGGCGAAGTAATTGCTGCGCCAAAATGGATTAACCAACTTTCAGGCAACCAGCCTTCATTCGTTACCCTTACATGGATTGTAGATAGCCTTTTATTCTATGGCGTATCTTACTTGCGAGTAACCGAGCGTTATGCAGAAGATGGAAGACCATCTCAGTTTGAGTGGATTGCTAATTCACGCGTTACCTTTACAACTGACTTAGAAGGCATTTACGTCACCCAGTATTATGTCGATGCTGCACCAATTAGCATGAATGACATCGTTACCATTCAAGGATTTGATGAGGGCGTGTTAGAGCGCGCTGGTCGCACTATCCAGTCAGCGATTGACATCAACAAGGCTGCTGCTATTGCATCTGCAACCCCAATGTCTAGCGGCATCCTCAAGAACACAGGCGCAGACCTGCCGCCAAACGAAGTCTCTGGGTTGCTAGCTGCGTGGAAGCGTAGCCGCCAAAATAACTCTACTGCCTATCTCACTAGCACCCTAGAGTTCCAGTCCACACAGTTCTCACCAAAAGACATGATGTACAACGAGGCGATTCAGAACCTTTCGACTGAAATCGCTCGCGCCATGAATGTCCCTGCGTATTACTTGTCAGCAGATCAGAACACAACGATGACTTATGCCAACGTGCAGGATGAGCGCAAGCAATTCTTCGCGCTAAGCATTGAGCCTTATGTACAGGCAATTCAGACACGTTTATCCATGGATGACATTTCAACATCAGGGCATGAAGTTCGCTTTGCAGTCTTTGACACATTCCTCAAGAACGACCCACTTGTAGAGCTACAGGTCTTGGAGAAATTGCTATCCCTTGGCTTGGTAACTCCAGAACAAGCGATGGAAATGACAGATTTAACTCCTAACGGAAGCGAAGGACTAAGTTAATGGAAATGCTATATATCGAGGCAGCCTCAATCGAGTGCAGCGAAGAACGCAGAGAAATCAGCGGCAAGATTGTGCCTATGGGTACAGGCGAAGTCGGCAACACCAATCTCGGTGGAGTTGTGTTCGAGGCTGGTTCTATCGAGATTGACGATCCATCAAAGATTAAGCTGCTTAGTCAGCACGACATGAAGAAGCCAGTTGGTCGCATGGTCACAGCCACAGTACGACCAGACGGCATCTATGCCACATTTAAGTTGTCACGTTCTACAGGTGGCAACGATGCCCTCGTCATGGCGCAAGAAGGTCTTGTCTCTGGCTTGTCAATCGGCGCAGAGATTATTGCATCAGCACCATCACGCAACGGACACACAGTAGTCACAGCAGCAAAACTCAAAGAAGTTTCTCTAGTAACCGAGCCAGCCTTTAAGTCTGCTCAAGTGCTAGAGATCGCAGCAGAGGAAGTAGTCCCTGCTGAAACCAAACCAACAGAAAGCGAGCCAGTCGTGGAAGATACCACACAGGTAGAAGCTCCAGCAGTTGAAGCAGCGGCAGAAGAAGCGGCTCGCCCAACAGTTGCAGCATCACACTATGTACGCGAGCGCGTTGCACCAATCACAGGTGTGCAATACCTCGAAGCCTCAATCAAGGCAGCCCTAGGAGATGACGAAGCACGCCGCGTAGTACGCGCAGCCGATGACTCAACATCAACAAACACAGGTCTTACCTTGCCACAGCACCTTAACAACTTCATCACAGATACATTTAGCGGTCGCCCTGCTTTCGAGGCAGCGACCCGTTCAGCACTTGTAGATTCAGGCATGAGCTTCACAGTTCCACGCCTTTACACAAACGCAGCAACACCAGACGTTGCACCAACAGTTGCAGACACAAACGAAGGTGCTGCACCATCAGAAACAGGCATGACCTCTGCTTACGACACAGTGAACATCAACAAGTTCTCTGGTTTACAGCGTGTCTCATTCGAGCTTATCGACCGCTCATCACCTGCGTTCATGGAACTCATGATGGCAGAACTTCGCAAGGCTTACGAGAAGGCTACAGATGCAGCTCTCCTTGCAGAGTTCATTTCATCAGGTACAACTGCTGCAACAACAGCAGCAACAGCCGCAGGACTCCAGTCCTTCATCTCAACAGAAGCAGCAGCAGCCTATAAGGGCACAGGCGGAGATTTCGCTAACAAGCTTGTTGCATCAACAGACCAGTGGGCAGCAATCACAGGATACGCTGACACAACAGGTCGCCCACTTTACTCTGCACAGGGTTCAACACAGAACGCCGCAGGTAACACAAGCCCATCAGCAGTAGTCGGTAACGTTCTCGGAACTGACCTCATTGTTGATCACAACATCTCTGCATCAGGCATCGTAGATAACTCTGCGTTCCTTGTTGCACCATCATCAGTCTATGTCTGGGAGTCACCAACAACCCAGCTTCGTGTAAACGTACTTACATCAGGTGAAGTAGAAATCAACCTCTACGGATACCTCGCTATCTACCTTGCTAAGTCAGGTAAGGGCGTTCGTAAGTTCAACCTTACATAATAGCAACACCCTAAGTCGCTAGGGGGGCTGCCAGAGCCCTTGCAGCTCCCCTAGTCTTTAGAAAGGTCAATATGTCTATCACAACAGTTGCAGAACTTCGCACAGCACTTGGCATCGGTACTCTTTACACCGATGCTGTCTTGCAGTCCGTCTGTGACGCTGCCGATAACGTTATGTTGCCTTTTCTATGGACTAACACGACTCCAGTAATTGGACACAGCAACACAGAAAGCACAGGCACTTCTTACTTTCAAGACTATGTGCAAGACGTGTTCTACGTTGGTCAAGTAGTAAACATTACTGGTAGCGGATCTAAGCACAATGGCAATAAGACCATTACAGGCGTTGGCGAAAAGTCAATTACTTACGCAATTACTGGCAACAACAATACGCCTGCTACCTACCACCCAATCAACCCATTTGGCACATTGTCAGCCGATACCTATGTTGATTACACAACCATTCCTGCTATTCAAGAAGCCAGCCTTATGATTGCTGTGGCTATCTGGCAAGCACGTCAAGCACCAACAGGACAAGGCGTATCTATTGACGGCTTTGCTCCAAGCCCATACACCATGTCTAATCAGCTCATGGCTCGCGTTCGTGGCTTACTTGCACCTTACCTAAGCCCTAACTCAATGGTGGGCTGATGCCAGCAATAACAACCCTACGCTCTAGCATTGCAGCAGCTCTTACTGACAATACAAAGTGGTCAGTATTCTCCTACCCTCCTGCAACGCCTATTGCCAACTCTGTAATCGTCAGCCCTAGTGATCCTTACATCGTTCCAAGCAATAACGACTATACGGCTATTGCGCCATTGGCTAACTTTCAGATTTCTATCCTTGTGCCATTGCTCGATAATCAGGGCAACCTTGCCGGTATCGAGGATGACATAGTACGAGTATTTCAACTACTCGAAGCATCTAGCATTGTCTTTAACGTAGGAAGCGTGAGCGCACCTGCTGTACTCAACCTACCTACTGGAGACCTGCTTACCTGTAACGTGCAGGTAAGCACCCTAACGGAATGGAGCTAACCATGTCAGATTGGGAAAAGGAGCGCGACGCTTTTCTAGTGAAAATCGGACAAGCTCCAGCAGCCAAAGAAAAACCAACTACCAAGAAAGATGAGGAATAACTGAAATGGCAGTATTTCTAAACAACGGCGTACAAGTAACAGTCAATTCAGTAGACTTGTCTGATCACGTCACAGCAGTAACACTTAACCGCACATTCGATGAACTCGAAGTCACAGCAATGGGCGATTCAGGACACAAGTTCGTCAAGGGTCTTGAAGCCGCATCACTTACAATCGACTTCCTCAACGACACAGCAACAGGCGAAGTCTTGCAGACACTTGCTGCTGCATACGGCACAAACGTAACAGTTACACTTAAGCAGACCTCTGCTGCAACATCAGCGACAAACCCTCTTTACACAATGACCTGCCTAGTCAATAACCTCACCGATATTAACGGCGCAGTTGGAGACCTTGGCACACAGTCAGTAACTTGGAACGTCTCTGGTACAGTAGCAGTCACAACAGCGTAAGAAGGAGATAAGGGCTATGGCAAAACTCAAAGTAACAAGGGCTGACGGACAAGTGCAGGAGTTCGAAATAACTCCGCTACTCGAGTACAGCTTTGAGCAATACGCCAAGAAGGGCTTTCATAAAGCCCTGATTGAAGATCAGAAGCAGTCAGACGTGTACTGGCTGTGCTGGGAAGCAATTAGACGTTCGGGTGAGACAGTCAAACCCTTTGGGGAAGGATTCCTAGAGACTCTCAAGTCAGTTGAGGTCTTAGAGTCTGACCCTTTAGGCTAGATCGGAACTCCGTCACCTATCTTGCAACTAGATTAAGTTACGAGTATGGAGTTCCGTTCAACACCATCGTGGAACTTTCTCCGATGGCTTTCAAGGCTCATATACAGGTACTAATGGATTTATCAAAGGAGCGAAGCGATGCCAGTCGAGGTCACAGGCGTAATCGAACTTCGTAAAGGTCTAAAGAAATATGCACCTGATTTAGCCAAGGAAAGCCAAAAGGAATTGGCTAACATCCTTAAGCCAGTTGTGCGCAATGCGAGAGGCTTTCTGCCTACAAATGCAGATGTGCCTAGCGGCTGGTTGAAAGAGAACCAGACAGGCAAGTGGGCTAATCGTGGCTATGACCAAGCCACCGCTAGCAAAGGTATTACCTATTCTACGGCTGCTGGTAAGGCTAACCGCCAAGGTTTTAGGTCTATTGCCTCTATTTATAATAAGTCTGCTGCTGGTGCTATCTATGAGACCGCAGGGCGTAAGTCAGGCAATGTAGGTCAATTTACGCCACGCCTCGGTGGACAGTTACGTGGTGAAGGTCAGAAGATGACAGGTCGCGCCATGTTTAGAGCATGGGCAGCAGATCAAGGCAAAACAACTGCCGCAGTTATTAAAGCCATTGAGACAGTTAATGACAGAGTAGCAAACCTAGTGAAGTCTGGAGTAATTAAGTAATGGCTCAAGATGTCAATCTAGCGGTACGCATTGCCACAGTTCTCGATGCAGCAGGATTAAACAAAGCTGATAAGTCAGTTAAGGGATTCGATAAGTCAGTCAAGAAATTAGGCAAGACTTTAGGAGTTACTCTTAGCGCGGCAGCAATTGTCAATTTTGGGAAAAAAGCAGCGCAAGCGTTTATACAAGACCAGAAAGAAGCTGCTCGACTCACACAAGTTGTCAAGAACCTTGGACTTGAACTATCTGCGCCAGCAATTAACCAATACATTGAAGGCTTATCTAAGGCATCAGGTGTCACCGACAGTCAGCTTCGCCCAGCATTTCAGGCATTGCTGACCACTACGGGATCAGTCACAGCCAGCCAAAAGGCTTTACAACAGGCAATTGACGTGTCCGTTGGTAGCGGCGTAGAACTGACCACAGTTGCGCAGGACTTGGCTAATGCTTATGTAGGCAATACTAAAGGACTTAAGAAATATAACTTAGGTCTCACACAAGCCCAATTAAAGGCAGCCAGCTTTACTGATATATCCAAGAAACTAAATGAGCAATTCGCTGGGGCTAATGCTGCCTATCTTGATACTTATGCAGGCAAGTTACAGAAACTAAGCACAGCAGCCAGCGAAGCACAAGAACAAATTGGCGGGGCAGTTATTGACCTTGCTATGGCAGTCACAGGCGCATCAGATGTAGAGCAACTCATTAGACAGATTGGCGCAGCTACAGATTTTGCAGTTGCCAGAATAGATAACTTTATTGAAGGTTTCAAGATTCTCAAGGTTTTGGCTGCGGGCGGTTTCTTAACAAAAGACATTGGGGCTGAATTACAAAAGATTCAAGTTGAAGAATTTAATCGCCGCCTAAAACGCGATTATATGAAAGTTTGGAATAACACCAATCTGCCCATGAGCCCTCAAGCCTTAACACAACAAAGGGCGGCTGAAACAGCAGCTCGTAAGCGAGCCCAAGAACTAGCCAAGGTGACTGTCAAGAACACAGCAGAATTGAAAAAGCAAAACGCACTCAAGAAGGCTGGAACTCTTTTCGACGAGCAGCAAATACAAATAATTGCAGCCCTTAAAGGCAAAATCTCCGTTGAAGATCGTAAGCGTTTAGAGTTACAGTTAGCCCTAGCCACAGAGAACACAGACGAAGTTGCAAAGCTCACAAAAGAACTAGCAATTTCACAAGGCTTAGGCATCGACCTAGCCAAATTCCTTGCAGACCTTCCATCCGCCAAAAATCCGTTTGAGGCTTGGAAAGGCTTTCTTGATGGCATTGAGGCGCAAGCGGCTCGTATTGCTGGTATGCAGTTCAACATGGCAAACTTCCAGTACACAATACCGACTGGTAACTTTACCTACGGACAAGGCAATCCGCTTAACACAGACGTATTCGTTGATCCTCGCGGCGGTGCTAATACCACTCCAAGCACAGTAGTTGTAAACGTTGCTGGGTCAGTTACTACATCTCAAAGCCTTATTGACGAGATTCGTGGCGGGCTTAACGTAGCTGCGCTCTCTGGCTCATCCGCTAACGTAGAGCGCAGAATCGGCGGCTGGTAATGGCTCTGCCAGCAACCATAAACGTATCCTTCGACTTCTCATCTGGTGCGACTTTTGGCACAGGATTCGTTATTGGAGACCCTACCTATGGAGTCATTGGAGTCAGTTCCTTTGGCTCTGATGCCACAATCATTCCAGTAGTTGATTTGACTCCTAACGTTTATCAGATTTCTATCAACAGAGGGCGCAACATTATGCGCGATACTTACGAGGCTGGCAACGCCACAATCCGAGTATTAGATCCTGACTCTTACTTCAACCCACAAAACACGTCATCACCTTACTATGGCAAATTAGCACCACTTCGCAAGATTCGTGTATCTGCCACAACTGCTACTACAAGCTCATGGCTATTTAGCGGTTATGTACAAGATTACAAATACACCTATCCACAAGGGCAAGAAACAGGTTACGTGGACATAACTGCTACAGATGCCTTTCGTTTATTCAACATGGCTAATGTTCAGACAATTCCAGACACAGCCGCAGGTCAGGACACAGGCACACGCATAGGCAAGATTCTTGATTATGTAGAGTTCCCTAGTTCCATGCGCTCAATCTCTACAGGGCTTAGCACCTGTATTGCTGATCCTGCTACAGCCCGCACAAGCCTAGAAGCCATGAAAAACGCAGAGTTCTCCGAGGGCATGGGCGCGTTTTATATGGATGCAGAAGGCACAGCCATTTACAAGAACCGCACAGAAGTAGTCCAGTCAATCGGCACTACCCCTATTCAATTTAACCAAACCACAGGCATCCCATACACAAACCTACAATTTGCCTTCGATGACAAGCTCATCATTAACGATGTGACTTTTACCCGCTATGGCGGCGGCACAATACAAGAAGTATATGATAACGATTCGATCGCTAAATACTTCCCACACAGCTTAAATAGACCCGATCTAGTAGCACAGACTGACGATATTGTCTTGAACGTAGCGCAGGAATATGTGGCAACTCGTAAGGAGACCACCATCCGCATAGATGCGATGACTGTGGACTTGCTAGAGTCAGGCGTACCAACTGACACAATGATTGAGCTTGAGTTCTTTGACAATGTAGAAATCACCAATACACAGCCAGACGGCTCGACTATTGTGAAAACGCTACAGGTTCAAGGGCTAAAGTGGGACATTACTCCCAACAGAATGACAGCAGTAGTAACAACCTTAGAGCCTATTGCGGATGGCTTCATCATTGGCAGCAGTCTATTTGGTATAATCGGCACATCTATATTGAGTTATTAGGAGCATAATGGCAACCTTTCCAGTCACTACAGGAGACGTATTAACAGCGGCTACCTATAACAGCCTACCTACCTTTACAGTAGGCACAGCCAATACTGCGGACTACACAGCAGTCTTAGCGGATCAGTACCAAGTTCTTGAGATTATGAACAAAGCAACCGCTATTGCCTTCAAGATTCCTACCAATGCCAGCGTAGCCTTCCCAGTAGGTACAGCCATTACAGTCCTCAACATCGGCGCAGGTACTTGCACGATCAGCGCAACTACCCCAGCCACAACCACAATCCTTTCAGCAGGGGCAACAGCAGCTTCTCCTACCCTTGCACAGTACAAGAGCGCAGTCTGCATCAAGACAGCAACAGACACTTGGTACGTGGTAGGCGCAATTGCTTAATCAAATTGCTGCTATTCATGGCGTAGGCGTTCCACCTATACCTGCGTTATCTGTTAATTATTTAGTTGTCGCAGGTGGTGGCGGCGGTGGATATGACGGCGGCGGCGGCGGCGGTGCGGGTGGACTTCGTTGCACAGTTGATTCAACTGGCGGCGGTGGAACACTTGAAACTGCTCTTACACTATTGACTGGCACTTCTTACACAGTAACTGTAGGTGGTGGCGGTTCTGGTTCTGGTGCTGCTGCAACAAAAGGTAGCAACGGCAACAATTCAATCTTTGCAACAATCACATCAACCGCAGGTGGTGGAGCTGGTTCAGATGCTAACAGCGCGGGCTCTGCTGGTGGTTCTGGTGGTGGTTCAACTCGTAATGGCGCAGTTGGAACTGGCACAGCAAACCAAGGCTATAACGGCGGTTTAGGCGATAGTGGATACGGCGGTGGTGGTGGTGGAGCAGGTGCAACTGGTAACGCATGGAACGCGGCTTCGGATAAGAGCTATGGTGGCATCGGTGTTGCGACGTCTATTTCAGGATCGTCCACATATTACGGCGGCGGCGGTGGTGGGGGACCACAATCAGGAAGCGGTCTAGGTGGTACAGGCGGCGGCGGTAACGGCGGCGCAGGTACAGGACAACCAACAGCAGGTACCGCCAATCGCGGCGGCGGCGGCGGCGGTGGTGGTGGCTCTGCTGGTAATAAGACAGGCGCAGCAGGTGGTTCAGGTATTGTCATTATTAAATATCCTGACTATTACACACTTACAGTTGGTGCTGGTCTTACAGCTTCTACTTCTTCTGCTGGTGGATTCAAAACCACAACATTCACAGCAGGAACAGGATCGGTGAACTTCTAATGGCTCACTATGCGTTCTTAGATGATGACAACATTGTCACAGAAGTTATTGTTGGTATCGACGAGACAGAACTAATTGAAGGCAAAAGCCCAGAGGATTGGTATGGCGAGTTCAGAGGACAGAAATGTGTCCGCACTTCCTACAACGGAAAGATTCGCTACAACTATGCAGGGGTTGGATTTCTTTACGACCCAATAGACGATGCGTTTATTGCTCCAATGCCTGAATGTGGACACAAAGCAGTTCTGCTCAATGACTTAAAACGCTGGGAGTGTGCTGACTGTGAAGCCATCAGCGAAGCTCTGTAAAGCTGGGCAGCAGTTAAGGGAGCAGATAGATGATAGTTACCCAGACCGCGATAGAGCCTCGGATGGCTGGATCGGCAATCTCGCTCATTCACTTAATCCTTCTGACCACAATCCTGATTCAGAAGGCATCGTCAGAGCCATTGACATTGACAGGGATTTATCTGGGAAGGCAAAGCCCGACCTCATGCCATATCTTGCAGATCAGATACGACTTGCAGGCAAACGTGGCGATAAGAGAATCTCTTACATCATCTTCGATGGTCGAATCGCATCGGCTCGCTTTGGCTTTCGCTGGAGAAAATATCGCGGAAGCAATCCGCACAAGTCTCATTGCCATATTAGTTTCACTAAGAAGGGCGATACAGATGATTCGTTCTTTAATATCCCGATGATAGGCGGCACAGCATGAACATGAAACACCCAGCAATTATCTCTATTGGCGCGTTCCTAGCAGTCTGGGGTACTACCTCAAACTTTGCTCTGGACTATCGCTCAATCCTTGGCGCAGTTGTAGCGGGCGTATTCGGATACGCAACACCCAAGAAATGAGCGCAGCAGACCTCGCAGCTTGGGCTGTAGGTATTGTCACAGTCCTAGGCGGCTTGGCTGCTTACACACAGTTCATGATTAAGCATTACCTTGCAGAGCTAAAGCCTAACGGCGGCTCATCTATCAAGGATCAAGTCTCTCGGCTTGAAGCGCGTGTCGATACAATAATTGAGTTGTTAGGTAAGTAACACTTATCCTATGGCAAAGAAGCGACCAGTCATAGATTTAGACACCTATAACGCTTTAGATGCTTATGCGATAGCGCTTAACGAGTTCTATAAATCTCTACGCAAGGCAGGATTTTCGGAAACTCATGCTTTCTGGATTCTTTCAGATCGTGAAGCCTTTCCAGATTGGCTAATCCCTAATTTGCCTAATCGCATAGATAACATCCCTTACGAGGACGATGACGAGGATTAAGCCATGACCATGAAGAAGATAGTTATTCTGTCCGATCTTCAAGTTCCTTTCGAGGATGTCCATGTCACCCGCAATATAGCCAAGTTCTTACACACGTTTAAGCCAGACCAGACAGTCACCATTGGCGATGAGATTGACTTCCAGACCATCTCCAAGTGGTCGGATGGTACGCCTTTAGCCTATGAGCAGACTCTTGGCGATGACCGAGACAGGTGCGTGGACTTACTCTGGGAACTGGGCGTTACAGACTGCATCAGGTCTAACCATACGGATCGTTTATACAACATCATCATGAAGAAGATTCCATCCTTCCTATCCTTGCCAGAGCTGCGCTTTGAGAAGTTTATGAAGTTCGATGAGCTTGGCATCACCTTCCATAAGAACCCAATGAACATTGCACCCAACTGGATAGCAGTCCATGGAGACCACACACCCATCAAGCAGCTAGGGGGCTTATCAGCCCTTAGAAGCGGCTCGTAGGCATGGCAAGAACGTCATCTCTGGTCATACCCATAGGGCAGGGCGTAGCGCCTTCACAGAAGCCTCTGGCGGGCGTTTAGGGCGTGTTTTACATGGAGTTGAGGTAGGTAACCTCATGGACTTCAGACAAGCCTCATACACCAAGGGAACGGCTAATTGGCAGCAAGCCTTTGCCATTATGTACGTCAAGGGTTCAAGCGTACAAGTGGACTTGATTAACATCGAGAAGAACGGCACGTTTATCGTGAATGGCAAGGTCTATGGCAGAGTCCGCTAGCATCGCAATCCCAGACCTAGGCGATGAATCTGTGGATAACTTTGTTATAAGACTGTTATCAAAATTGTCTTGTTGTCTGGTCAGATAGGCGTATTGTTCTTCTTGTAGCGGAGATACCGACTACAGAAGGGCTCGAAATGATCAAATGTTTAGTATGCCGAGAGCGCACAACTCCAGCCGATATGGCAAAAGGATTCACGTGTATAAATTGCACAGAAGTTCTAGTCCAGCAAAATCTACAACTGCGTGACGGAGAGTCTTACGACTCTTATCGCGGTCGAGTATTTGCCATTTTGGCGGTGGCATAATGACAGTATTACAATTAATTATTCTGGCAGTAGCAGTCGGATCATTTGCACTAGGTCGTTATTCTGGATACCACGACGGCTACGTTAAGGGGCGCATTGCAGTCCGCCGCTATTACGAGTCAATCGAGCGAGTTAGCCGATGAACGCACGTGACTACCTCAACGAAGCCAGAGCAACTATCCAAGACAGGGGTCAGGATTACGGACACCCTAGTGACAATATGCAGCGCACAGCCGCACTTTGGAGTTCATACCTCGAAATGCCAATTACGGACTATCAGGTTGCAATGTGTATGGCGCTGGTCAAGGTCGCTCGCAGCATGGAAACTCACAAAAGTGACACTTATATCGATTTGGTCGCATATTGCAGCATCGCGGCTCAACTAGCGACCGAGGAGAACGAACTTTATGTTTAACCTAGAAGATTACGAGACAGTGGAAGAACGCCTAGTTAAGTTCTGGAAGGATCACCCAGATGGTCAAATACATACAAAAGTCCTTGAGCATACTACTTCTCGGTTTATCGTTGAGGCTTGTATCTATCGAACTGAAGCTGATGCTCGACCTTGGACTACTGGGCTCGCTGAAGAAACGATACAAGGGCGTGGAGTTAATGCTACGTCTGCCCTTGAGAACTGCGAGACGAGTGCGATTGGGCGCGCATTGGCTAATGCGGGATATGCAACTAAGGGCAAGCGAGCATCTCGTGAGGAGATGAGCAAGGTTAAAGCCAAGGTTGAAGTGCAGAACATCGTGCAAGAGACCAAGGCAAAGATGGCACAGACAGCGACAGAATATGTCCCAGTACCAAAGGAAGATGATCCATGGACAATGCAAGTAGCACCACCAACACAGACAGTAGAAGAAGCAGTCGAGATGGTGCAGTCAATACTTGGTGGCACAACGGAGAAGGATTTACCTCGATGCCAGCATGGCGAGATGATTTGGAAGACTGGGACAAGTAAGAAGGGATTGCCTTGGGGTTGCTTTAGATGTAACCCGCCACATGGCACGAGTAATTACTGCGATCCAATCTGGTACGAAATAGCCAAGGATGGCACTTGGCAGCCACAGGTGAAACGTGGGTAAGTTATTCTTTCGCAATCAAGATGACGAGTGGGAGCAATTCCCTACAGATGAGCAGTTACAAGCTGCTGAAAAGGCAGCCTATGATCTACAAGAACTAGGCTTTGCCATTATCTGCCAGTTATGCAATACGCCACCTACAGTTGCACAGATCAAGGCTAGGGCATTGCAAAACGAGTGGAAGTGCGAAAAGTGCCACACAATTAATAGCGCAGGTAAAGCATGAAACTTGCCTACGACCTAAAATCGACCTTTGGCTGGACTAATTGTAATTCATGTGACAAAGACATTACTTACGATGAGCATTTTCGCGAAGTAGTGTTAGCAGTCTGGTTGTGTAAGAAGTGTGAAGATATAAATCACCTATGACACGACACAGAAAAGACCGAGGCTTTCGTACCGAGCGAGTGGTTGCAGCCTACTTACAGACTTGGTGGAGAAGCGCAAGCGTTGGTCGTGGGGCTGGCAAGGATATACACAATGTCCCGTTCGACATCGAGGTAAAGGCGAGAGCCGACTTCAAGCCCCAAGAGTGGTTGCGTCAGGTCATCAAGAGGTCAGACCGCAAAGAGCTGTCAGCCGTGGTGGTGCGCATGAATAACATGGGCGAAGATGCTTCACAGTATCTTGCTTTTATGCGCTTTGATGATCTGGTGCAATTACTTCTTCGTGCAGGTTACGGAGATATTCAGAAGGATTCGATACAATTAGAGCCTGAAAGATGCGCACAATGCGGATCGTGGAAGTTAAAGGATGTGCCATGTCGCACGTGTCAGGTATCTAATGCCAATCTATGAGTTCGAGTGCAATAACGATAACTGCGAGGCTAATGCTCGCTATGACAAGGAATTATCCATATCCGAGCCACATGACTTAGATTGTCCGTTCTGTGGTGAGACGATGAGGAAGGTGTACTCAAGTGTTCCAGCAGTCCATTTTAAAGGTTCAGGGTTCTATTCAACCGATAAATAAATTGCTTGTGTTTGACTTCTATGCAGGCACAGGCTCTAGCACCAAAGCGTTCGAGGATGCTGGTCATACAGTTATCAAGGTAGAGCTAGACGAATACTTTGAGGCTGATGAGCGTGACATTCTGGCGCTCACAGCAGAGGGCTTAATAGCCAAGTATGGTCAGCCTGATTTTATATGGGCTAGCCCACCATGTCAGAAGTTCAGTGTTGCTAGTCTGTGGAAATATTGGGAAGGCACACGAGGGCAGACAAAGCCTAAGCACCCAGCTGTATATGAGGCTATCGCATTGGTTGAACATACAGTCAATTTAATGCAAGCACTCAAGCCTACTTATGGCTGGATTATGGAAAACCCTAGAGGGATGCTACGTCATCAGGATATGGTTAAAGACTTACCTAGATGGACTATAAGTTATTGCCAATATGGTGATACAAGAATGAAACCAACAGATCTATGGGGAACTATCCAAGGATGGACACCAAGACCAATATGCAAGCCTAGGGCTACATGCCACGAATCATCACCAGCTGGTACTAATGCAGGTGGCACAGGCAAGTTAAGAAATGCCAGATTACGCTCTATGATTCCATATGAATTAGGTAAAGAGATATGCACAGTTGTGGATAACCATGCTACGACACGCACTTAACGCGGGAGTTATCCACATGCTTGACACGTCTGGTACTCTTACGGCTAGAGCCTTCAAGGGCTCAGAGCGAGCCGCTACGCGGATAGCTCGCTCGGTAGCCATCGTTATTGGGATAGCTCTGTCTATGCAGAGTACAGCAGTAGGACAAGGCTCAATAGATCGTTATTATGATTTACATTCATTAGCTGATTATCAACTTACAGATAGACAATTAGGTTGTCATAATGAGATTACGTTTAGGGAAAGTAGTAATCGCATAAATGCTCGTAACGGCTCTCATTATGGGTACTACCAGATACGCAATACCAAGCTGATAGATGCACCATATGATTACCAGTTCTACTTCTATTGGAAGTATGTACAGCATAGGTATGGATATACAGAGTATGATGAGCCTGACTATTGTAAGGCGTTACATCATCTCAAGACTAAAGGATGGCAATGAGTACTAAGAAAGGTGATCCTCGACTATCGAGGAAGTACAAGGAAGTACGCCTTCGAGTATTGGCAAGAGATGGGTATGTGTGTTACTACTGTGGTGCAGAGAATAAGAACATGACCATTGACCACATCATCCCAGTTAGCAAAGCACCAGAGCTTGCCATCGAAGAATCCAACATGCGGTGTTGCTGCGTTTCGTGCAACTCACGAAAAGGTAGCCGCAATGAGCTGTGCAATAGTCATGATTGAGCCCCTTCTAGTAGTTCCAGCAAGCATGGCAAAAGCCATCGCTGGTTGATTCGTCTGTAAGTGCATAGCCGTCTGCGTTCCATAGGGATTCAAACGCATTTAAGCAGCTCACGCATTGACCCTTAAAGGTCATAACAATTGCGCGGCGCTGAATTGGAGTAACTGTGTTCATTTTGAGCCCTTTCTGTTGGTGTTAGGGCAAGACTACATGAGCCTTATCAGGCATCCACCTTTTTTAGATAACGAAATGATAACGATTTGAGAAGGGTCTTCGTCCTCAAAGACTGGACTAGCGAATCCTTCCATACCGCTTCCCATGAACTATGAATGTGCCGTCCTTTTCAATGTTAATCATGTCCACCTGTACGCCACGCTCGTCCTCTGTCATGACTTGGAAGGCTTGCTGCCAATTAGGAGCAGAGACGTATAGAGCCCTTTTTACGTCCATGAGGTGTCCAGCATCAACTCCCCTGTGAACTCGTCTTAAAACCCCCGCAGAAGCCTCAGAAAAGGCACTCTGACCAGCACGATGCGTATGCCCACAGATTACGTTGAAGCCCATTTTGCGGGCGTGCCCCAAGGAAGTGAGCCCCGCGTGTGGGCTAAGGCTGCCTTCGTCTCCATGGATGGCTATCCAGCCCTTTGCAATAGGGTAAGGCTTCTTTTCGTAGGTCACGCCTAGCTCATCGAATCGCATGAACTTGTCATAGCGCAATTCTGGCAAGGCTAAGAAGGCAGGTATCTTGCGCATGATGACGTTATACAACCTATCGGTATGGTTGCTGCGCGTGATATGTCCTTCTTTGGCATATTGGGTAAGCGACCAGATTACTTCCACAGCTTCTTCTCTGTGATCGTGGAGTGTCTGCTCGAACCAGCCCATTTTATTCTCTTCCCACTTACTGATTTGTGGAAGGTCAATTTCATCACCCAGAATTACAACTGAGTCATGCTTAAAGACTTTAAGAAAGGCAGCGATGTTACGGACTGTGTGTGCATCGTGATAAGGCACTTGCAGGTCGGGTATAACTACTGTTCGCTTAATCGTCATCCTCATCTTCGTAGGGGATATTGTCTATGCGGTTAGGTAGGCTAGGCAGAATCCAGTCAGGGTAAGCATCACGTTCCATAATGATGCCTAGAGCAATATCAACGCCAAAGCCAGCTCTGCGCAGGGCGCGGTACATCTCATGCAACCCGATAGCCCACGCATCTAACGCGTTGTAAGTGTCTAGGTCTATGACCTTCTTCTTAGCCATAGGTAAAGTGTTACTTACCTAACAACTCAATTATGGTATCGACACGCGCTTCAAGGCGAGAG